ATAGAAGCAACAGGATTGGATAATCAAACTTATGATCACCCCTGTCCTAAACCCATCAAGTTTTGGGAAAGATTATTGTTACGCGGAAGTCCCAAAGAAGGGGAAATTGTTCTTGATCCATTTGCAGGCTCAGGTGTAACCGCAGTAGCGTGTGAAAAACACAATCGTAGATGGATATGTATTGAAATTTCTGAACGTTATTGTGAAGTAATCCAAGAACGAGTATTGGGTCACGATAAATACCAAAAGAGTTTGGAAGAATTTTTCTATTAGTCATCTAAAGGTTAATTGTACATTGAGCAATGAAACTGAAAAACGTTCTGAGCCTCTTCGATGGGATATCTTGTGGAAGATTAGCTCTAAATAGAGCTGGTATTAAATATGACAAGTATTACGCGAGTGAAATAGATAAGTTTGCTATTGCAATCACTAAATATAACTTTCCTGACACTATATTCGTTGGAAATGTGGAAAGTCTGAATGGAACAGAATTCAGTAATATTGACTTAGTGATGGGTGGAAGTCCGTGTCAAGGCTTTTCTCTGTCAGGTAGAAGACTGGGAATGATAACCAAGACAAAAATAGAAGTGGTTACCTTAGAACAATATTTAAAACTTAAAGAAGAAAACTTTGAATTTGATGGAGAGTCACATTTATTTTGGGAATTCGTTAGATTACTCAATGAAATTAAACCGAAATGGTTTTTGCTTGAAAATGTAAAAATGGCGAAAAAATGGAAAAAAGTGATCACAGACGCCCTGAAAACGGAACCTATTGAAATTAATTCTGCTTTAGTTTCAGCCCAAAATAGAAAAAGATTGTACTGGACCAACATACCAATTAGCGGACTACCTGAAGATAGGGGGATAGTGCTGAAAGACGTATTAGAAAAAAAAGTCGATGAAAAATATTATATTCAAAAAACAGTTAATTTGATGATAGGAAAAAATGATTCTGCTTCGCGTATGCCAGTTAAGATTGGAATTGTGGGTAAAGGATACCAAAATGACAGAATATTTTCCGTTTTTGGTAAAAGTGCAACCATAACAGCATCTGGCGGGAATTTAGGAGGGCACACAGGATTATATTTCATTGGTAAACTGAATATAAGGGGTCAGGATTGTATTAAACGGATTTACAGTCCTGAAGGTAAATCGGCAACGCTTACAACGATGCAAGGAGGATATCGTGAACCAAAAATAATAGAAAACGATCACAATTTCCATATAAAGCGTTCAGACGATTGTAAAAGAAATTGTAACAAAATAAAAATCAGAAAACTTACGCCTCTCGAGTGTGAAAGACTTCAAACACTCCCAGATAATTATACTCAATATGGCTTATTTGACGGAACAGTGAAAAATATTTCAGACACTCAGAGATATAAAGTGATAGGAAACGGCTGGACTGTGGATGTAATAGCTTGGATACTTTCTTTTTTAAATGTAAATAAAACGCCAATAAGACGACGTCAAAAAACCCTTATGGAGTATTAAAATGGAACTTGTGAATGCTTCTCTTATTGGCTCAAGAAATTCGAGACCAACCGTTAAGCTTAAATTTAGAGAAGGTTGGAATGTCACGTACTCTGTAAGGAAGGGAGAGTATCCTTATTTCTATGTCAAACCTGAAGAGGAAATTCTCTTCCCAATTATTAAACGAGAAAGTGGATTCGTGTCTTATACCGGAGAGCCTTTGGACAAAATCTCATTCAAATCAATAGAAGATCTCAAAAGAGGAAAGAGGAATGTGGACTTCAGTGCAGAAGCAGATATTCCATACTTGACACGCTATCTCGTAGATACAGGCTTGACGTACGGTCTTAATAGAAGGATACTTTATTTTGATATTGAAGTAGAGAGAGACAATGGTTCTCTCGACACAGAAAATGCTCCTCTTCCGGTTACTGTGATTGACGCTTACGATAGTTTCACAAAGAAGCACTATCCTTTTGTGTTAGAGGATTATGCAATAGAGGGAGTGAAGGCTTTTGTGTTTAAGAATGACGAACAGCTCATAAAATCCTTCTTATCCTTTTGTGAAAGATTAGATCCAGACCTGATTGTTGGATGGAACTCAAGTAATTATGACCTTCCCTACCTCTTTAATCGCTCAAGAAATAAGAAAATGTTTCGAGATTATCACGACGAACTCACCATAGGAGAAAGTCAGCCACTTGACTTAATGCGAGCGTATAGAGAATTTGGAGAGCGAGGAGGAAGATACTTCTTAGACCATGTGGCTTTCCTCATTTTAGGAAGACGGAAGGATAAGTCGCTTCCTGAACTTCTTCATTGTATAGAAGACGTCACTCTCACTAAAGAAATAGATGAAGCACTCAAGCTGACTCAATTGGTTTTCTCTTTCCAAAATCTCGTTCCTCTTAATACCATAGATATAATGAACAGAAGTTCGATTATCGAAGCCTACCTCCTAAAGAAATATCACAATAAGTATGTTCTTCCGAATAAAAGACATGCGTCACATACGAAGTACAAGGGAGCACTCGTCAGAGATCCACAGAAGGGTTTACATAGAGATGTCACTGTCTTAGATTTGGTCAGTCTGTATCCTTCGATAGTAATGCACTTTAATATCTCTCCTGATAGAGACATTAGGAATCCAGGGATACTTACAGAGACAATCAAAGAAATATTTGAACGGAGGCTCGAATACAAGAAGCTATACAAGGAAAGAGGCGACACTCAGAGTCAAATATGGAATGTGTCCTATAAGTTCCTTCTAAACGCGTGCGTTGGGATGCTGGGATACGGAAAGTCCAGATTCTACAATAGAGATTTAGCAGCGGAAGTCACAGCTTATGAACGTAAAATCCTAACTTTCATTTGGGAATATGTGGAAAACAAAGGTATTCCTATACTTGCAGGGGACACGGATGCGCTTATGATTACTCATCCTCACCCTGAAGAAATTATGAATGAAATTAATGATGAACTTCACTCAAAGTGGGGTCCTGAGTTTAACTTGGATGTAGATAAAAAGTTTAGGGTCCTCTTCTTGTATAATAAGAAGAAGAACTATTTCGGGATTACAGACGAAGGTAAGCTGAAGATAACGGGAACGGTAGTGAACAGAACGTCTTGTCCTCTATATATCAGGAACAAGCTTATGACGGCATTCGAGTTGATCTTGAATGGAAAATGGGATGAACTTAAAGAAATCAAATCACAGATTAGAACTGAGATAAGAGAACAGGACGTAATGGATGTAGCAGAATGGGTAAGATTGTCTTCGACTTCACCTAAAGTTGAAACTGCCCATCTCAAGGCAGCGAAGAATAGACTTCGATTATATCGTATTCCCTTCCACTCGGGTGAGAAGTTACCAATTGTTCCTACAAAAGTGGCATCAATAGGAAACTTAGCCATCCATGAGAACATAACAGATGACCTTCCCGAAATAGATTATGACGCCATTTTGGTGAAATGGTTTTATAATCCTCTGAAAGAAATAGAGGACACCCTGTCTCAAACAAACCTTAATGGATTTATATAGGAGGAGAAAATGAAAGTTGTACTGAGTGGAGATTGGCATATTGGTCAGGGAGAAATCTCTCCTGAGATGATAGCAGAGATAGCTAAGAGACACTGGAACGGAAAGAAAGTGATTTTGATGGGAGACCTCATTGATTGTGGAATCGACAGGGGAATGCAATTTGATAACGAAATCCAACCACAGTCTCAACTTCGATGGGTCAAGATAATCACAGATAAATTGGACGTCGTAGGTTACTGTCTTGGAAATCACGAATACAGAGTCTTCAACGAAGTTGGTCTTAATGTCTACGAAGAGTATTTAGGAAAGCCAACCCACAAGGTTGAAATAGATGAAGTGGAATTCTACTTTGCTCACGGAAGAAGCGCTGCAATGGATATATTTACAGAACATCGAAGACTCCTTCAGTATATTGATGCGGATGTTATAGCGTTAGGACACAATCATACACTCGCTAAACTCGATGTACTACGTGAAGATAAGAGAATCACACTTCTGCGAACAGGTTCTTTAGCACGAGGACTTCGATATGCGATTGAGATGTCTCTTCCACCTACCATTAATGGGTGGGCGGAATATGACACTCGGAAGCGAGCAGCAAAACTAATGATGATTGACAAGAATGGAGAAGTTCATGAAATATAATTATAAAGATAGGAGGTGTAGGTATTAAGATGGAAGGAACTGAAGGCGAGAAGAAAGAAATGGTTTTGATTTTCCACAGGGACAACAAGGGAAATGACATTGCTCGGTTACCTAATGGTAAGATAGTCCTTCATCACAGAAAGGACACGTGTCCAGTCGTGGAGGGGATTGAATACAAATGTCTCGTAGAGGAAAAAGAACATTGGTGTTTTGCTTGGATTGAGGGACCAGTTTATTATCCCAGAATTATAGTTAAGTCGGACAGAAGCTGCATAGGAATGGAAAAGAGTAAAACAAGGAGACTCTATCCTGATGTGTATGCAGCCATAAACGACTTAAAGAACAGGACGAATCGGTCCTACATTCTGTTAATCGTTAATGAGGAGGTTCAAAATGGAAATTAAAGAAAAGGAAGCAGAGGAAGAAGGAAAGTTTGCTTGTCTGGATGACTTCTTGAGGTATCAAGACCTGAAGGATGGAATAATTCACATCACTGGAGAGTTGAACAAGTATAGAGCGAGGGACTTAGCTCTATTCTGGGGTGAAATCAAAAGAAGATTTAAAGCGGGGGATACTCTTACTATTTATTTGGACTCGGAAGGTGGAGAGGTTCACGGTGCGTTCGCTGTATACGATGCTTTGAGAAGAATATCTAAAGAAGGCGTAAAAATTAGAATTATAGTGGAAGGCTTAGCAGCAAGTGCTGCTGCTATGATTGTTCTCCAAGCTGGAGACGAAAGAATATCTCGTCCTCATGCAACATTCCTCTTACACGAGCCAAAAAGATGGGTATTCTTCAATTCAGAGTCAACTTCTCAGCTTGAGAACGAAGTCACAGAAATGAACAGAATTACGGATTTGATAGTGAAAATCTTAGCTGACCGTTGTGGTAAGACGGAAGAAGAGGTGAGAGATACCATACGACTTAGGGAAGTGTGGATGTCTCCCGAAGACGCTAAGGAGTGGGGATTGATAGACAAAATTGAAGAATAGGAGGAGGGTCATGGAGTCAGTAGATAGACACTTGGAATTGATTCGTAGTATGATTCAACATAAGAATGAAATGTATGGTGACGCATTCCACAAGACGTGGGAAGAGTATGGATTACGTTCTGTTTGCATTCGACTCACAGATAAGATATGTCGTCTAAAGAACTTAGAAAAGAAGGACCTCCATAAGAACTTCCCTGCTATCTGGGATACACTCAGCGACATCATTGGTTATTCTCTATTGGCTCTCACAGAGTTGGAAGAAGAGGACAAGAAAATCTTACAGCATGAGCGAGAGAAACGTAGGACTCACTTCTTGACTGAACCCAGACATTAATATTTGCGACATAACACAATTTTATACTCAGGACATAGAATTACATAACCGTCATTAAAACATTTTGTTCTCGTGCAAATATGAATGTCTGATGCAAAATTTAAGAGTGATATAGGAGGTAAGTCTTATGGGTGTAATTGACCTCATAATGAGAATCTTTGATGGAGCAATAGATGCAGAGGCAGAACTTCAGATAAAGACAGAAGAAGACCCTATTAGACACTTCAAGCTAAAGGAAAAGCTTCGCAAGCAATATCTTGAAAAACTTAGATATCTTCTTTGTGAAGTTCCTGAAGAGTAAACATGAACAAAATAGTTCGGATGTCTAAGGAAGACGAGACCTTTACTGTTGCAGGTGAAGAAAGAGACATTGAAGTGACTCTTCCATTCGTTTGTATTGAGAGGATTCTTCGTTTCCTTAAGTATCTTAGAGATAACAATCTGGATGTTGGTCCTATTAAGTCCCTAACTAAATATATTAAATAATATTAATTATATAAGGAGGATAATTATGAACATAGAAAAATTCCTAACAGGTGGAAACGTAGTGGACGTGAATGCGAACTATTCTCCTGATATAGCAAATGTTAGGAAACAATTAGCATCTGGAGCTGAGTTAGTCTTCAATAAAGAACTCATATCGGAATGGTTTGATAGAGGACGAGAAATATTAGGACGACATGGGAAGGAAATTTACATTCATGACCTTTCAAAGAACATCTTAATGCCGTATTGTTATAGCATAAGTGTTGAGCCTATTCTTGCAGAAGGTTTAACATATTATCCTCACTTTAAGAGTAAACCACCAAAGAGACTGGATTCTTTTATAGCTCAGTTGATTGAGTTCACGTCATACGTAGCTAACAGGACAAGGGGAGCGATAGGCATTCCTGATCTCATATTAGGACTAGCTTATTTCGTAAAGAAGGAAGGTGCAATTTCTCTTAATGAGTACAGGCTCACAGACTATCGTTTCAGAAATGAACTTCAGCGATTGTTTTACTCCTTCAATCAACACCTTCGGCAGGGTGCAGAGTCTCTTTATACTAACATATCGTTCTTCGATTCTTATTACTTGGCTCATCTGTTCAATAAGAATTCTTGGGGACTTGATATAGATGAATTATCTGCTGTTCAGTCAGCGGTCATGAGATGGCATACAAGGGAAGTTGAGACGCAAATGCTAAGATTCCCAGTTATCACTGCGGCTCTCAAGGTAAAAGGTAAGAGAATTCAAGATGAAAAATTCCTTGAGTTTGCAGTCAAACAAAACCTTCATCATACGATGTACAATTTCTTAGTCTTGCCACACCTTGACGCTATCGCTTCTTGTTGTCGATTGATTTCTTCAAAGAAACCGTTCTTTAATTCCTATGGCTCTGGTGGTGTTCAGATAGGCTCTCATCAAGTCGTGAGTCTCAATCTTCCAGGAATCTATCTAAGATACCCAGATACGTTTGAAGAACGCATAAAAGAGAATCTTCAGCTTGCTAAGGAATTTCTTGATTGGCACAGAAAGCTCCTTGAAGAGTATCAGTATCTCGATGCTACATTCGAGTTAGGGCTTCGGTCATTACGAAGGATGTATTCAACGATTGGCATCATAGGTCTCTGGGACCTCAAGCAGTTGATAGGCTTGACTTATTCTTGGGATGATTTGGAAGTTCTCTTAAAGGATATTCGTCGTGTCATCGATGGTTGGGAAGGATTTTACAATTGTGAATTAGTTCCAGCAGAGTCGGCAGCAATCTCTCTCTATGACACAGACAAAGCATACGCAGAAAAACATCAAAAGGACAAAAGCAAATACTACGAAAATGGAAGAATGTATTCCAATCAGATTGTTTCTCCTTGGGTGGAAATGTCCCTTGGAGAACGCGTAGAAATAACAGGAAGATTTTCAAAGTTCTTTGATGGTGGACAAATGATGTTCGTAAATGTTCCTTCAGCGTTCCAGAATGTACATCAGATGAAGAAAATAATAGAAGCGATAGTCAAGAAAGGAGTGCCATACTTTGCCTTCGATGATTACTTGTCCCGTTGTCTTAAACATAATCATCTGACGTTAGGAAACGTAAACGCCTGTCCTATCTGTGGCAGTAAGGATATACTTAAGTTCAGACGGATAGTTGGCTACTTTGTGGAACAATCCAATATGCACGAAAGACGACTGAGAGACTTGCCTTATAGAAAAGTTGACAAGACGGATTGGATATGAGAGAAATAAACTTTGGAGGAACTGTACTCTCAACGATTGACTGGAGAGGATTGAACTCTCTTGTCCTATTCTTGAGAGGTTGTCCTCTCCGCTGTCTTTATTGTCAGAATTTCAAGTTGTTTCAAGAACCTAACTATGTTCCCTTAGAGGACGTGAAGTCCCGAATAGAAAAGGAATTAGATTTTGTAGATGCCTTAGTCTTTTCTGGTGGAGAACCAACTCTTCACGAAGAATTCATAGAAGAAATTGGAACATGGATGCACAATGCAAATAAGTTAGTAGGCATTCAGACAAATGGCTACTTTGCTTCAAGCATCAAAAGACTTTTGAAATCTGGAGTTATAGATAAAGTCTTCTTGGATGTCAAAGCTCCTCTTAGAAATAACCCGTTGTGGTTCAAGGTAACTCAAGTTAGCAATGCAGAAAAATCTGTACGGAGTACACTTTCTTCGTGTAAAAATTCAAACACTCCTCTTCAAGTTCAGACCACCGTCTTCAAGAGACTGGTGGGTGAAGAGGAAGTCCTTCAAATAGCAGAAGAACTCGATAACCTCAAATTCAATGGGGAATACGTGATTCAACAAGGGCTATGGGATAACGTTCCCCGTTATGGACGCAAACTCATAAAGAAGGTAGACGAATTTACTTTTGAAGAATTGAGAATTATTGGGAAGAAGATTAAGGAACAATTCTCATTTCCCGTATATGTTAGAACAAGAGAAGGTGAAGAACTCGTAGAATGATACTCAAATGTAATGATTGTGGATTGGCGATAAGCATTCGAGAAGAAGGAGATTATATTGTGTTAAGTGAAACCGAGAAACTTCCAAAGAGACTACTCACGAAGAGTGGGATATTGAATTGTCCTTTCTGCAAGAAAATAATGGAGATAGAGGAATGATAGTTGAATGTAAAGCTTGTGGAAAAGTTTTTGGAGTAGTCCTTAAGGAAAAAGAGGGTGAAGTCACACTCAAGAAAGTTTCATACCTAAAAATGAAATGTCCCTATTGTGGTGAAGAAATAGAGTGGGGAAAACCAAAGAATGGGAAGGAACTATAAATTGGAACGATGAGGAGGATGAAAGAAAATGCTTTCAAAGAAGGAAACTGAATATCTCGATAGATCTTTTGACGCCTTCCTTCGGGAAGTACAAGAACGATTTCATCTTACTCCCAAGGAAGTTCTTCGGGAGATAGATATTCGTTTGTCAATCCTACTTTCAAAATATGGATATGGAGGAGAATAAATGCTCGAAAGAATCAAGAACGTGATTGGAAAAATCGGTCAGTTGATAGACAAATGGACCTTCCGGGTAATTGATGTATTCTTAGCGATAACCTTTGTGACTGTCGTGCTCTTCTTCTGTTTCACAGTCCTATTCTTTGTTTACTTTCTGTTCACTCACTATGTTCCATTGTAGCTAAATCTTCACCAGATGCACATATCTTCGATATACGCGAATTTATCTACTTGTCCTATATTTTATATTCACCAAACAATAAAATTTCGATATACTGCAAATATGAAGGTGTAAAGATATGGAATTGAAATGGAGTTTAGGAGAACCTGAATGTGAACTTGTCTTTCAAATAGGCAAGATATATCCTACACATGTTATATGTACTCTCTACGAACGAAATGTTCTTGGAGAAAAACGTTTTGTAGAACAAAAGACTTTTAAATTGGTGGAGGTAAAAAATGAAGAGTCACAGATGGAAAACATTAAACGACCTTTATGAGCTGTTTAAAATCTTCTTTCCGTACTGGGCTATTGGAACAGCCCTTAGTCTATCTGTATATTATTTCTTCCTGCGGTGAGACATGAAGGTGGATATAATCGAAACCATAGCTTTCACAATGATCTATCTCTTCATGATCGCAGTGATTGCTCTTCCATTTCTTATCCTAATCTATAATCGGTTCTTTTCCTGATGACAAGGTAAAATGTTATCGGATGCTGAGATTCTTGAGGAAATGAAGAAGGGAAACATAGTGATCGAACCATTCAGAGAAGAACAGCTTAATCCCAACAGTTATGACGTAAGGCTTGGTGAATACTACGCAGTCGAGT